GACTTCTATACAGGAGAAGGAGAACCCGATCATGAAGCACGACCTGGCTCAATCTATATTGATGTGGAAAATTCGGGGATTGCGTATATCTATGCGTATGATACTAACTCCGTTCAATGGGATTGGGTAGTGATTGGATCCCAATCATAAACTGACCTTCAAACAACCTTATTCTTATTAACTAACGTTGGGTTGGCCTGGTCTGTGAGCCGGGTCGGCCCAACTATTAAAAAAAGGAGTCAGAAATGACAGGTAACGATATGTTATCAACTCTAGGTTTGCGATTAGAAGATCCTTCAGAATCTTCATTCACGCAAGCTGCGAAGCTTGATGCTTTGAATATTGCACAGAAAAGTGTAGTGAACTTAATTCACAATGCATACTTGGGCGAATTACAAGTGATCGATGAAGGAAAAGCGATGACGGACAACGCTATCGATCTTTCTCCAGTCGGTGGTGATTTATCAGAAGAAGTAATGCGTAATGGAATCATTGCGGTCTATGATTCAACTGATGATGTATGGTGTACAATGATAGATCCAGGCGATCAGAAACGATTGGAAAATTCTTACCTTGCGGGTAGTGCGGCTAATCCGGTTGCGTATGTTTTTTCCAATAAACTATTTGTTGATGGCCCTGGTGCTACAGATGATGTTGATGTGTGGTACTTACGGTCCCCAGCAGATATTGAAGCTGATGGTAATGAATGTTCATTAAATGTTGCACTGCATGAAGCTGTTGTAGATATGGCTGAATCTCAGCTGTGGAAGATGGATGCAAAAAATGATCGTGCAACAGCGGCATACGCAAATGGCAAGGGACAAATTGATTCACTAAACGCAAGATATCCAACAGAAGCCCCAACAGGTATAGGTACTAAAGGAAGGGGTTAACCCGTGGTCTGGGAATCCCTTATCGATAGGACATTAACGTCCTTTGATGCTGGAACGCCTAGAGTTAAAGTCAGAAAGTACCTGGAAGAAGCCGAGGTAGATTTTGCTTTAGGAACAAAATGCTACGTTAAGGACTGGTCCTATATGCACAAATCTGGCAGCATCTCTATTCCGCTGCCAAATGATTTTGTAGAAGTCGTTGGCCAAGTTGAATACGATACTGCTATATTAGATCATCGTAGAGATTTTAAAGTAAGTTCTCGCTTCAAAAAGAATAATCAGTTAAAAACCGGTACACCCCAATCTTATTATGTTAGGGGTGACAAAATGTTTATATATCCGGTTTCTGGTACTGGTCTTGTTACTTTCTCCTATGCTGCTATGCCAACACATCTAGATCCTCTTCTAGCGGATCCAGGATATGTATGGCTCCGGTTCAAGGATCTAACCTATGAACAGTTTTATAGTGGCGATTCTATTGAGGGTCTTACCTCTGGTGCTACAGCGGAAGTGGTTGATGTAGTTAATGTTTACCAGGATCATGGATATTTGGTATTAAAAGATTGGGACCAGACAAGTTTCCAAGATAGTGAGCAAATATATAAAGCAAGTGAAGAGGAAGAGATGTGGGGCAACATATACGCTTCCTGGGAAGACTTGCTAGATGACTGGGCATCATTAGGTCTTGGTGGTGTTGCAAATGCCAGGGGTATTGAATATGATTATTCTGATCCTGGTGTTAGTCCAGTAATACCAGATGTGTATCATGGAGATCTAATTCATTACGCAAGATCAGCACTATACGCAGATCAGGCCGATGATCAAAGATCCCTACAGTCAAAAACAATATACGAAACCAATAAACAAGAAGCTGATATTCAGTTACCGATGAAAGGCTATAGTGGGCCAAACCAGATAATTGATACAATGTTTAGGTAAATAATGGCAATAATAGAGATACCAGTATTTGATGGAGGATTAGTAACATACGCAGATCCTGAAGATCTCCCTAATACCGCTGCGACTACAAGTGTCAATTTTGAGACTGATGTCCCAGGAAAGTTAGTCAAACGTCAGGGTCGTGGTGCAGCAGTTACTTTAACGGGAAATCATGTTGGCCAAATATTAAAATGGACCCATGAAGATCTAGCAGATCCAGTATGGATCTATTTTGAACCTCAAACAAAAAAGTTAAGGAAATGTGCCGCCAATTTTACTAGTGCTGCAAATGTGGCATCGCTTGCTACAGCAGTAACAGACGTTGAATTTAGTAACTATGGCCGTAAGTTAAGATTTGCTAACGGATTAGATGAGAAGTCTGGAATATATCAGCATATAGATCGAGAGTTTTTCTTTGGGGAACATACATGGGATGCCTTGTATTATGATAATGGAATGATGGAATTACCAGCAACTTGGGATCTCCTTGCGGTTGAAGAAATTGAAGGTGGGATGAAACAGTCTGGCTACTACAATTACAAATTTGTTCCAGTCTTTGATGGTAACCAGGAATCACCACTCCCAGAAGGATCGGGTTTAACCCATGAATCGACAGAGGATGATCTAACTTTAAAAGTTGGAATACAATTAAATACGAATGATTTCAATCCTAGGATTACTTCCATAAAGGTATATAGATCTTATTCCGATACAGCCACTGGGAATCTTGATGCAGTATATTATCATATTCATACAATCCCGTTAAATACTAAAGCAGATAGTGATGATATCCTGGGATCGTCAACAGTAACACCAATGGATAATTGGTTTTATAGTGACGATTTACCAGCAACAACCGATCAATGGGGTGGCTATCAAAATGGTGAAGGGTATAGGCACTGGATTATGAGAGACCACACCCCACCCCGCTACGAAGTTGATACATATACTGTACCTAGTTACCCTGGGCCTGGGATGTTAAAAATGGTGGATGAATTCCCAGCCGATAAAAACAGACTTAATGGTGAGTGGAGTTTTTATCAATCCTACGATGATAATTATTCAGCAACAGTATATACAGAACTTGCTAAAGGTGACTATGGGGGGTATTATGGAAAGAATTTAATATTTAATAATTCCTGGGATTGGCGAACTGGTGAAGCGGATGGTTGGGTTATTTATTCAGATGCAGAATCCTTGGATGCTATAGCAACCGGTAGTTCTGAAAAGTGGATTCAGCTTTCTGATGATTTAACTCAAACAGGAGATTTTGATGTAGATATATCAGATGGATATCGTTATGCAATCTCTGGAGATGATGTAACTCTGTGGTTTTATGATTATGCAAATACAGATAGATCATTGCATCCATTAGGTACAAAGACAAAAACAACAGTTAATTATAAGTATTCAGTATATGCATCAGGTAGGAATTTTGTGGGGAATGTACGTTTGGATCCAGATGGTGAAGCAGAGGATCATGCAGATTGGATAATCTATTCAGAGTTAGGGCAGCCTGATGTGTTGCCAATTGTCAACTATATTCAGATCAAAGATACTCAAGGTGGCCAGATCACTGGTCTAACAAAACATATGGGAGAACTGGCGGTGTTTATGTCCCGTGGTGTGTATCGTTTATCAGTATCTTCTGACCCAAGACATTTTGCTTTGATTGAATCCGATGAAAATATTGGCTGCATTGCTCCAAACTCTATTATTACTGTAGCTGGCCAGACCTTTTTTGCGGGCCTGGACAATGCTTATGTGATAGATTCAAGTTTTAATATTCAACCAATTACTGAACCTATAAAAGATATTTACCAGGGATCTTCAAATTTAGAAGAATCAAGATTTTTTTACGATCCAAAGAAGGCTAGAATTCTTTGTCGATTTGGATCAAACACTCAAAACATTTATAGCTTTGATATGATCAAGGCTAGAGAAGGTCAGGCAATATGGAGCCCGATGGATCTTGGTGCTACCACAGGTGCATCCATTTTTGCAATAGATGAAAACCTAAATGTTTTTTCAATAACTAATGAGGTATAATAATCATGGGAAAATTAAATGACTCGGTAGGACCTAAAGGTACTGTGCGTTGGGAAATCCGAAGAAGTGGCGGGGACTATACAGAAGGAAGAGGCCCCGCACCTAACACAATCAACTCTGAATTAAAAAATAAACTTGCAGCAACATTGACCACTGCTACTAGCAGATTTGGTGTAGCTGAAGACATGATGGGAGATGACGGTATGGTAGCAGCAAGTAATGGCAAGTCGGGAATCGCTTTGGTTGACGATGGTGGTGGACCGCATAACCATTATGAGATGGATTGCAACCTATCTGACACAGGTGCTCAAGATTTTGAAGTTTCGGGTGTGGTACGATGTGAGCAAGATGGAATAACCATAACTGATGCAAAGCTGGGGCACTCTTGGGCCGGCAGTAATTTCTCTGTTGATTTCAGTAGTTATGCATTTTCACCAGATGTGGACTTGGATGACGGGGACCAATTAAATGTTACTTGGGAAATCTCAATAGATGATTCATAAAAATAGGAGAAAATAAATGATACATGCACCTAATATAAATACATTGTGGACAAGTAAAAGATTAAATGTCCATGGTGATGTTGATATAAAAGTATACGACCCAGAAGATATGAAACGTATGGAACCAAAGGTCGATATTTTAGATACAAATGTTGTAAAAGACGATTTGTTAGAAAAGCTGAATGACGAAATGCATACAAATTCGTCTGCAAATACAGCACACCAGTTACACACAGGTACTAACTGGCATCCAGCAAGTGATATGTGCTATTCCCCAGACCTGTGTAGTTCGGGCTACACTATTACATCAAATCGAGAGGGTGAGAATGGCATTAGTGTTGCGGTCACTGGTAACACTGGCCAGATTCAAGATGATCCTTACGGTGGTTGCACCCAATGCAAAGGCTTTTGTTTGTATGAAAACACAAGTACCTCCACCACCAATAATGCAAGTACCTGGGCTGCTGAAGCAACTTGGCTGTCCGGATACGATCCTAACACCACTACGGTAGAAAGAATGTATATGGGTAAAAATTTTGATACCAACAACGGAGGCCTCTTCATTAATGGGTTTAGTGGATCCGCTGGTCCGTATGCTTTTGCGTATGCATATTATGATAACACCAACTTCTCTATTCAGACTTTAGATATTCTTCGGGTAACTTGGACAATTACAGTAGGGTAATTTTAAATGCCACTCTGCAATATAACCTCCATCACCAATCCAACCTCTAGTTCTGTATTTGATCCTGGGGATGGCCTTACGGTTTCATGGACATATAATGATCTTACACTTTGTGTCCCTTGGAGGGTCACCTGGATAAGGCTGTACGAAAATGGATCATACCATAGTACTTTATGGACAGGATCCCATCTTGTAGCTGGTCCGTATGGAATATATATTACACTACCATCTTCAGGTTTAACCTTTGGAGATGTGTATACTTTAAAACTCAAAATAGCACATATTGCCAATCCCGCATTAAATAGCATATATACATCTGGTGTGTTTGAGATTGAATCCAACGTAGATTATGATGTTAGTGTTAATGAAGCAGTTGCTGTTGATGAAAGTCATAGTAAACAAGAACAGACCTGGAAAATTGTAAAAAACGTATCGGATGCCATTGAAGTTGAAGAAGATGAAAGTAAGGTTAAAAGTGCGTGGAAGATAAATAAAGTCAAGTATGATCAGATTGGCCTTGATGAAGATTTCTGGTCTAATCAACTATACACCATATCAATATCCGATGAAATTGAATTGGATGGAGATGAAAGTAAGGTTAAAAGTGAGTGGAAGATAAATAGATCTGTTTCTGATTCTACTCTTCTCTCTGAATCCATTATTGATATAGAAACTGAAGGCAGAGAAAATGAAGATATAGGTCTTCTTTTAGAAAACCGGTCAATTGAAAAAAGAAAATGGAGACATGTATATAATGTATCCGATACCATTGATGTTGATGAAGATGAATTGTGGCTTGGAAGTACTTTTAAGACATGGGTATCTGTTTCTGATTCTACATGGTTTTCAATTGACAACATTATATCCTATTTTTTCAAAGAAAACCAGCCAGGTGATTCTTCAAATATTGAAGAAGATTTTGATTACGAAGAACGAAT